TTTACAGATGCAAACATTACAAGTCTTAGCAGAGGCTGAATAACGTAGGGTGTGTATTCTAGTTAGGTGGCCGCCCAACTATTCAACAGGCCATGTTTATCAGGTAATCCGAAAGGGTTATTGTTGTTTGCTGATTGTAAATGTAACTAAGTAGCTATCTCAGTTACACTTACCTGACTATAGTTATACTTAAAAATAACTACTTGTCAACTCTTTTTTACACATTTATCTAGCAGAGCCAGATACATCATAGATAAACTTACCAGAACGGATAGCTTCCATGATTTCGTCAGACCGTTTTTCGTACTCTTGCGGTGACATCTTTTGTACCTGTGATTCTTTTAGATACGTAGTTGCCTCATTTTCCTGCGGCTTACTACGTGAATCTTTTGTCGATACAGACTTAGCTGCAGCTTTATCTGACTTAGGCTTGTCCTTACTAATGCCCATGTCAGCTTTGTACAAGTCAATGGCTCTAGCGGCAGAACGTGCGTCATTGTCATTATCGTACAGCGCATCTTGTACCCACTTAGGCTGTTCTTCTGCCCACTCGTGGAACTCATCACTGTCACGGATTTCACCAAAATCTGGGTGAATACGCATTAGTTCTGCTTCAGCTTTTTCTTTTGAAGCACTATTCTGCAACTCATCAATTGCTTTCATACGTTCTTCCAGTGCTGTTGACTGTTCACGTGCTTTCTTCATAGCAATTGTTTCAACGATATCTGCGACATCAGGATAGTCTGCTGCCCACTGTTCAATGTCTTCGTCAGACTTAGGCAGTTTCATTTCCTTCTGTGCAGCTTGGCTGAGTTGAGATTTGAGTGCTTCAATCTCTTTCTTTAATTCTTCAGACTGCTGTTGTTGATGCCTACGCAAGTCAGAGTAACGCTTCTTAAATGTCTTCTCCTCTGCGCTAGTAGGTTCAGCTTCTTCAGGTTCAGCAGTAGCCTCTTGCTCTACCTCACCCTTTTGTTCTTTCATCAACTGTTCTAGTTCTTCTTCTTCCATCTTGCGTTTTTCTTCGTTAGTGTATTTACGATTTGCAAACGCAATCTTCTTTTCGGGCTGCATTTCTTCAGCCATAATAGCTTGTTCTGCCATTGTGTACTTCCTTTTGTTGGGGCCAACGTAGCCACGCCGGGGTGGGGGATGGGTAGGCCAACTAATTGTAGCTAGTTAAACTGCAGCTACAGCAGTATTTTATTCCATCATATCCCAACAACTTTTATAAAACCTTAACCATTGTTTTTCGGTCATGTAAGAATATTTGTGAAAATTATGAGCAACAAAATCTAAAGGTATAGAAACATTAGCTTGTTTATGTACCATAAAATGATTTACACAATTAGTGTCTTCATTCCATATACCTAAATATTTGTAGGTTGGGCCTTTTACATTGTGTTCTAAGCGGCTTGTTTTTGGTTTAACAATTCCATCATCCATTCACCACGACCCCCTATATCTGCGTTGATTTCAACAAAGTCTGTAAACTCTGTACCATTTTCAGCTATCATTAAATGGTCGGTATTCATTAAGCTGTAATAAATTTCACGTTTATCAATAGCTTTCTTAGAAGATGTTTCGCCTACACGTTTCCATGTACCGTTGTCTAACACAGGGTGTGCAGAAGTTACGTGTATACCTTTATAGTCATACCAGTCTTCTAGTAAACCATCACCTTGCATAACAGCATATACTAAGCCGCCTTTATACATTTTATCTCCCGGCTTAATATCTTCAACACATTTAGTTGTGCCATCTGCCATTTTGAATAGTGTACCTTTTTCAAAACAACCACCGCCAACTGCACCGCCGCCAACAGAATTATCGGCATTTTGACCACCGCCAACGTCAGCACCACCGCCTCTGTCAGCCATAGTGCCGCCTTTATTATCATCATCTTTGGATGAGGGAGATGCATCAAAAGTTTGTGACCTTTGATAGTCTGCTTTATTTTGAGCAGCTTTTGCTTCTCTTGCAGCTTTATCAGCCGCTGCTTGTTCAGCACTTCTATTTCTAACATCTCTTGCCGCAGCAGAAGACCTACTCATAGCGGAATCAACTGCCGCTTGATTTGCTTCTCTGTCTGCAGTTTCCTTTTCTTCATCTGACATATTAAATCGGTTTACCATAGACTTAATATCTGAATATACTGCGCCACTTTTACCTCTAGCAATTGCACCAGTTTTTACATCACGTGCAATACCATTGCTATCCATAAATGCTCCCGGCATACCCGGTACAGCATCCCCCGGACTATAGCCAAAATATCCCATATCTTGAGGTTCAACACCCAGCACGTTAGCTGCACCAATTATATTTTGTGCTTGTGCTTGAGTTATGCCAAATCCAAGAGAATCATAATCATCCTCTGAATATAATCCGTTAGCAATACCAATAATATCATCATTTGTCATTGCTCTGGTAGCACCCATAGCTGATGTTTCTGTAGTTCCTAAAGAATCCATTACACCACCTAATCCGGGTAAACCTGTATCTAAAGTTCCCCCAATCATACCGGGGCTTGGGTTTTTTGAGAAAGCCATCATTTCACCAGCCAAAGGACCATATCCAGATACTGAACTTAAAGCACCTAAAGGATTGCCTGTTAAAATACTAGCTATTGCACCTACATTTATACCACGATTTCCTGTAATACCGTAAGCGTCTGTAACAGCTTGATTAGCACTATTAGAACTGTTAAAATTTGTACCACTAAAAATACCCACACCTGTAACAGACGTACTAGCTACGCCTGTACTCCCATCACCACCGCCTGTATCTTCTTGCTGTGGTCCCGTAACAGGTGTTACTGTAGGTGTGTCTGGCTGGCTTGGTTGTTCAGAACCCGGCGCACGACACACATAACCTTCAGGAATAGGTATAATAGGTTTTCCATCTTTGTGTGCAATTTGTCTGACTTGTCCTGCATCATTTGTACAATTGTACAAAACATGTTCGCCGGGTGCGCCGCCACCTACAGTCTGAGCAAAAGTAGGCAAATTAGTTGTTTGCAAAGCCGTTTGATATTGTGGGCCAGTAAATTGCACTGGCTGAAAATACGGTGCTGCACCACCATAAGGTGTGTAACCTGTCTGTCCACCACTAGGAACTTGATAGCCAGCAATACCTGTACCCGGAAGTGTGTATGTTCCTGTACGTGGGTCTACTTGTGTAGGCTGTGAATATGGCTGTGTAGGCTGCGGAACAGCAGGTGGGTTGTAACCACCAGTTTGAAATGCTCTAGCTGTTTGGTCTTTTACTGACTTTTTCATATCGGCTGCACCTGTACTTTATTACGTATATCTTCTGGTAAATCTGAAAGGTCAGAAATATCTGCAACTAAGGCTCTTCCACCCATATAAGTAACAAAACCAGCTTTTGCTCTATCTCTTGGGTCTTCCATCTGTTGTTGCTGGTTAGGTATAGTAGGTGAAACGTAACCACCTTGCTGCATATTATACTCTTCTTCATCTTCCACGTCAAGGTCATACATATCAAATGGCAAATTATCGGGCATAACAGCCTCTTCACTATTACCCATCTGACCCATAGCTTCCATTTGTGCCAAGCCTTGTTTTGCTTCTTGACGCATACGCATTAAGTTCTCAAGGCCAATGTAACGAACTACGTCTGCAGGAAAAACAAACTCGCCTTCACTCAACTGAGCAGGAATGTCATCACGTACTTCTTCACGCAATGAACCGGGTGGTACTTCGTTGCCCGATTCCTTATCAACCATACCACCTTCATCCATAAGGCCACCTTCATTGAAGCCACGTTCTACAGGCTCAAAGAGTTCCATTTGTTTTGCAAAACCACCTGATTTCATCTCAACTTCCCTTCGCCCTTCAGTGCTTCTACGAGGACTTGTACCTTCACTTTTATCTTCAAAGTCCTGAAGTTTCATCTGTTCTACCGCAGCTTTTGCAGCTTTAATAAATCCTTCTTCACTAGAATCTCCTGCAGCAATAAGTCTATCTCTTAGACTACTACCATACTTATTATTGTTTATATCTACTTCGCTTTCTTTGCCATCTGATTCCATAAGTTTAGTATTAATAAATTTACTAGCAATTGTTTTGCCCATATTATTTTCTTGACCGGGTACATTTTTAATTAACCCACCTAAAAGAATATGACGTAAAGTATCTTCGTATGAGTCATCCTGTTTTGTTTGTGCGGAATAATCTCTAGCATCTTTAGTTGCACGTGTTGTAGCATCACGCACACCTAAAAAGTCTGCAGCATCTCTTCTAGCTTGACGTATGCTGTACTCTTTTTTATCCGCCATTGGTACTGCTCCACCTTCGTTAAACCTATATCTTACTTCACTTGAAAGTTTTGTTCCGTCTGTAGCATCTAAAGGAGTTGGGGCATCCGCTTTTTTTAGATACGTTACACCTTTAGCGTAAACTCTATCTCCTACAACAGTAGCTACGTCAGCACCTTTAACAGCTTGACCTGTAGCTAAATCAGTAAACAAATGTCCTGTAACGGGATTAAACCCTATTTCAACAACTTCATCATCTAATTCATCTAAAACACTTCGTGCGTTGTTAAGTCTACCATCCACAGACATAGCAGGAAATTTGTTTTTTGCTTCTGGTACATCAATGCCTTTTACTTTAGCTGCAATACCCTGTCGCCCTTTTTGATTAACATTAAAAGTGACATCTTCTACTGTAGCAAATGACCTATAAGATAATGCCTTTCCATTATAATTATTTTTATGCAAAGTTTGTAGTTTATCAAGACCACGTGGCATGTTAGGTATTGTTGAATTTAAATTTAATCTAATTCCTACTTTTGTACCATTAGAAACTTCAGCATCAATTAGCGCATCTGCTTTTTTTGTACCTGCTGTAGCTGCACGGGATTCTTTTTTTATCTTATCTACAATGGATTTATCGTAGTTTTTTAAAAATTTTCCTTCTTGTGCTGCTTCACTAGCACCAATTTCTAGCGGTGATACATTACGAAACTTTTTAGTGGCTGCACGTAAACCTTTAGCAGCAGCATCTCCAAACATAGGCATTGCACCCATTAAACCTGCAGCACCCTCAATCATAGCACCTGTAGTGTCACCACGTTGTAGTGCTTCATCAACACGTTTTTCTGCTAATGCTTCACTAACGCCCGGAATAGATTCAACACCAATATCTCTAGCGGTGCGACCTGCAGTTTTTAATCCGTCCATTTGTTCTTTCAGAATTTCTGCTTTAGGTCTAGTTTCAGCATCTTTAATATCCTGCTGAACCATTTGTTGCATTTGTTCGTTAAGAGCCATCTGCTTTTACTATGTCCTCACGTAAACGTCTTATCTTACGCAGTGCTTCAATAGCACCCTGTGCTTTATGCACGGTAATCATATTCTCAGACTGTTCTAATACTTTGTGTTGCTGTGCAATAAGCACGTCTAAGTAATTACTGAAGTGGTCCCATTGGCGGTTGCTGCTGACCAGCCCCTTCAGCTTGCTGAATATTTCCTTGTCCATTCGCACTAAATCCTTGTTCACCCGGTACAGGAGCCTGTCCAGTACCTACGTTGCCACCACCTGCACCTGTTGGGTCCATTGCATCTGCACCCGGCGGCGGTGTCATACCACCCTGCTCTGGTTGCATTGGCTGCTGGAAGCCCTTCATAATTTCTGCTTGCAGTGCAGCTTCGTCCATATTGTTGGTTACTTTGTCGGGGTCTAAGTCCATAGACTTTGCAATCTCACGGATTACATACTGGAACTTAGCAAAGGGTGCGAGTGCAGGATTGCTTGCAATCTGCAAGAACTGCATTAGACGCTGGCTACGCACTTCATTAGCCATAAGACTTTCTGTACCCCGTGCCTTAACTTCTAAGTCTCCTTTGATTTCTGGGTCAAAGTCAAACTGCATATTAAAGCGGAAGAAACCTTCACCAAGTGGGCGAAGCAGATAGTCGTCTACATTCTTAATAACTGTTTTGGTACTACCCTGTGCGGCACCCATAAGCATTGAGATACCTGAAGCTGTACGGCCTACACCAGATACACCTGTCTGTCCGTGTGCAAATGATGGGAAGCCTGTGCTTTCATCTGCCAGTACACGCGCCTTATCAAACAGCATCATGTTTTCAGAAGATACGTTAGGAAACTTTGTACCGAAGATAGCTTGACCCGGTGCGCCGCCCTGTCTGCGGAATACCTTGCCCGGATACAGTGACAAGTCTTGCCCCGGCACTAGGTTTGTTTCGTCTACCTCAACAATCAAGTTGCCAGACAGTACAGCGTTATCAACAGCCATACGCATAAAGCCATTCATTAGCGTCTGTGTATCGTCCATGTTCTCTGCAATACCTACACCAAAGAATGAGTATGGGTTCAGTTCATAGGGTGAAGCAGAGTATGGGATTTTAGATGGCTTGAAGGGGTTAAGAACCATACGCATTAGTTTGTTATTACAAATCCAGACATTGGCCTGTAACTCATCAAACTCTTTTAGTTCTTTTGGAATATCTACACCCTGCTCTTCAAGCAGTTCAGTATCAACCATGCCCCAATACTCAAGCACTTCAAAGCGGTCAACACCATGTTCTGGTGCATAGTCTGCCAAGTCATCTTCCCAATATTGCTTGGTGTAGTTCTCACCCATAGCAATCACTTCATTGATAACTTCGCCACGGAAGTACGGACGCTTCTTTAGGTTACGCAGTTGTGTACGCGACATCTTGTGACGTTCAATCACATACTGTGCTTCATCCATGTTGTTAGCATCTGGGTCTGGGTAGAAGTTCCAAACAGACACATGATTTACTTGTGGGATTGTTTTGAACAGCGGGTCATACTCGCCATCGTCATTCCAGTTAGGATATTCTTTGTCAACGGCAAATGGCCCCTTCATAACACCCGTACCAAACAGTGCCATTTCAAATGCAGCGTTACGCAGATGTTTAGTGGCACCAGACTCTTCTAGCTGGTCGTGTATCTTCTTTTGCATTTTCTTTGCCGCAATCATAGCTGGGCTAAACGCAATAGATGTTGGTGTCTTACCCGGACCTTCTTTTAGTTTGTCAGCAACAGGTTCCAGTTTGCTTTCCAACACCCCAAGTTTTTCTTGTAGGGACTGCGCTGTGGCTCCCGGCGGTAAGTCTTTGCCGTCACCCGCAAAACCGTAGGGACTAGAAAGAGCAGTTTCACCACGCAATTGTTCTGGTTCTTTAGGGTCAAAATGTACATCGGCAACAACCCCCTCTGGCAATTCAGTAGGCTCAATAGATAAAGGAAAACGCTGGTTAGCAAACAGAACATCAACAATCTGCCCGTATGCTGCCAGCGTCTTAGTTTTTGTGACTTTGATAAAGACACGAGATTTTTCTGTTTCAGTAAATTGAACATCGGGACCATACAAACCACGATAATTGCGGTAGGCTTTTAGCCAGCGTTCTTCGTCCTGATACCTATAATCTTCAGACCGCTTGTAGCGTTCCATAATAAATGGGATGATATTACTTACATCTACATCGGATACGGATGTATCGTCACTGTCTTCCAGTGCGATAGCATCATCTTCAATCATAATTTCATCTTCATTCATATTGTTTTTCCTTAGTATCCAAAGGTTGCGTCTGCTACCTGCATACCGCCACCGGGTCTACCCATTGGGTCATAGTCGAATATACTAAACCTTGGTCTTGACATTATACCATACCTAAGAGCATCATACAAGTGGTCTTCACTCTTTGTGTCAATGTCTTCTGGGTTTTTCTTGTCCAACGGTATTGAGGGAAGTTGGGCCGTGAGGTTTGTGCAAGTATCAAAGAAAACAAGTCTAGGCTCCTCTGTAAATTCATCTATCTGTAGTCTGCGGTGTACTTCGTTCTTGCCAGCTACACGACTGCCCCTGCTTCTATCTGACGGACGCCAGCGACACCCACGACTAATCATTTGCTCCGCAAGAGAAGGACCAGTATCACCACGCTTATGCCAAAGAGAACTGTCCAAAACACCGTACTTAATATTGCCATCTTCCGCTTCCAAATCCAGAATCATATCTGCCAAGTCTGTGGCAAGGACTTTAGAAACGTAGAGTTCTCTATATACCACAAGTTGCTCAGAAGGCGCAACGGCAAACCAAACAACACCACTGTAGCTGCCGTAACCATAATCGCAAGCACGAAACTTAACCCAGTTACTAGGGATACGATAAGGCTCAACAACATGAACCCGCCTATCAAACTCAGTGAAAGCAGCACCTTCTTTAATATCCCAGTCGCCCTCAAGAAGCTGCCTACGCTGCTGCTCTGGAAGTGATAGGAGCATGGCTTCGTAATCACCTGCTTGTGCAAGGTATGGGTTATCAGAAAGTCTTGCGGGTATAAATCTTCTCTTGAATAAAGATTTTCCAGCCTTGCTATGTCCTGCTGGATAGCGGAGAACTTCTCCTGTGTCTGTGTCTGTTGCATCGAAGGCTCTATTATATGGCGAAGGGTCAATGAACATTTTCTTGACCCAGTGATGACCTCTTCCGCCGGGGTTAGTCGTAGCCCTCATAAATATTGGCAAATCAGGTGCAGTAGACCGTAGACGAGAACGCATATAATTCCATGCGTATGGTGTGGCCCATTGTGTTAACTCGTCAAAGCCTATCCAGCTAAAGGCTAGACCCTGATAGCGCAATACATCATCATCTCTGTCGAGATAAGACATCCACAATCTTGCACCAGATGGCGCAGTCCACTGCATTTTTCTTTCTGACCACTTAATACCGGGCCAGATTTTTGGGTACAACTCCTGCGACTTAAATATAAGTTCCCGCAACTCCTCTGTAGTGTGTCGCAACAGAAGCCCACTAAACTGTGGATGTCCCATGTAACGTAATGGGTCAGCAAGCATAGCGTAGCTTTTACCACCACCTGCAGAACCACCGTACAATACTTCTCGTTCAGCCGCCGCTAAGAACTCTGTCTGTGGTCCTTTGTTTGGCTTAAACAAAACATTAGCGTGTTGTTCTATCTCGCTGCTGTCATATTCAGGTGATACAGTTTCCTGTATCTCAACCTTCGGCTTTTGAGCCTGTTCTTTGGTTACTGATTTCTTCCGCTTTGGCGATTGCCGTTTTCGCATATTCTGCCCACTTGCGGAGGCTTGCAGCTTGATTCTTACGTCTTCGCTCATGCTGTAATCGTTTCCTCAATCCTACGTGCGAGATGTATCTGCCAGTCTGTGTACTTAACCAGTTAGCTACTTCACGATAGCTGTATTGATTTACGTGTGACCTAGCTTTCTCTAGCAAGTCCAATTCTATTTGGATAGGTTGAAGAATGTCGGGGTCTTCATCATCCTGTTTATATCCGAATGGTACTGTACGTGCAATACGTGGGATAGGTATCCATTCGTTTTCTTCTTTGATGTCTGTTGGCTGTGGTAGCTTCCACTTGCCTATACTTCTAGTCATCGTCTTCTTCTACTACAGCTTTAGGTGGCATAAGCATAACGCCGCCACTTGCTTCTACCTGCATCTTCTCTGTCTTTACCAGACCCACACGGTCAAGCAGTTCTTTAGCTGCAGACATCTTATCACGAATACCCAACTCAGTCGGGTCATACAAAGCACCTGTCATCGCCATCGCAGCTTTCGGCGCATTGCGAGCCATGTACATTTGTGTTGCCTCAAGGATTTCTTCTTTAAGACCTTTAACAATTTCCGAAGTGCTAGAAGTGTCAGCATATCCCGCCATCTTTTTTGCCATTACCATATCGCCACCTGCTTCTTCAAACAGGACGTTTAGAAACGCTTGTTGTTTATCTGTAAGTTCTCTAGCCATTAAAATTCACCATTGTGCATAGCATTAGCCAACTTAGTAGCCCGACCTTTTACTTGCCTAGCCCATCTGCTGTCTAACATTTCCTTTGCAGCTACGTCATACTGTTCTTCGTGTATAGCCGACCACATCTTTTTAAATTTACAAAGTCTAGGTACGCCTAGATTAAATGCCATGTCTATAACTATAAGCTGACGTACAGAGTCCAATCTGTCTACGCAAGGGTGCGCACGAACCAGTTCTTCCTCGACAATCTGTACGTCATTTGTTGCTAGATAGACCGCATCAGCTTCAGTGATTCCATATTCATACACATGGTCAATACTAGGAATGTCTAACTCGTCTAATTCCTGCTTTGTAATGCCACGGTCTTCTAGGTTTCGTCCAATACCAATAGTATCAATTCCTAACGTGTCTTTATATACTTGCAGCTTTAAACCTTCTGCAGCTATAAGTTTTTCAATTAAGTAGTCTCTACGATATTTCATATGCCAACAGCCCCTATTATGCCACAGGTATAAGTAACAGTTTTCCAAGCACCATCAGATGGTATGCTTTCATGTATAGCTTTTATTTCTAAACACTCAGGCTCACCATCAAACCACTGAATAGTCTGTTTATAACATTCTCCTTGCGGAGTACAGGCTGTTAATACTAATGCCCAAATTATAGCAGTCATTTTTGTTCATGCCCCATCCATACAGCAAAGGCACCAGTCATTGCACCGACTACAGTAGATACAAAAGCTGTCTGTTGCGTTGTAGCTGCTGGGCCTAAATCCATAAACCACTGCACAACTTGATAAGCCATCAATGTCATAGCCAACATCATTGCTCTAGGTAGTAACTTCCACGCTAGAATCTTTTCCATTGTGTAGGTCAAAGTTACCGTCTTAAACCACGGCGACTACGATTACCCATTGGCGCACGGCGGGGTCTTTGTACTGGCTTTTTAGGTTTGCGTGGGTCTACTTGAAGTCTTGGTTTATATTTTTTAGGCATTACACGTCCACCTGTATCCGTAGGCATTGGCGGACGAACTTTTTTTGTAGGCTTTGGTTCTACAATTTTACGACCAGCGATTCCGGGTACTCTAGGTGCTTTTTCTCCCTTTGGCACCGATGTAAATTTTTTAGGCATTACACGACCGCCTGTATCTGTTGGTTTTGGTGGACGAACTTTTTTTGTAGGTAGTTTCATGCCACCGCCTGTTCTTGGCGTAGGACGACCAGCAGTTTTTAACACCCTATCTCTTCTTTTACCAAAAGGACCAGTAGGAGTACCCCTTTGATTGACTCTATTTCTTGCTCTTGCCATTTTATTTTCCTTTATTTTTTACCAAAGAATTTTGTAGCTGAACGTACCCCAAAAGAAGCGGCAACGATAACGCCCAAGGAATATTGATACCACTCAGGCATTGCTTGTAATTGTAAGAATCCATTTGCTACCACCTCTTCCATGCCGGGAATAAATGCCAGTATCAATGGGATGCTGAAAAGAATAGTAAGCCACTCATCCTTCCACGAAGATGCACTACCTTTAGCCATCTCCAAATCCCAATCAATTTCACCCGTAGCTTTCTTCTGCATCACTATAGCTTCAGCTTCTGCCTTGGCTACACGTGTTTTTGCTTGGGCTTTCTTTTCTTCTACCTTGCCCGACATCCATGTGCCAGCAAGTTCTGCAATTGGTCCAATAAGTAAATTAAGCATTAGGCTCCCCGTCTGAACTTTGCGGTTTTCTTTGATATACTTTTAGGCTGCTTGACGAACTGCTTACCAGCACGAGTTCCTGCTCTTTTAGCACGAGTGGTGGCGGCGTATTCTTGCGGCGAAAGCGATTTGATAGCAGCCTCTGGTAAGTAACGCTCACCTGTTTTGGCGGAAGGTTTTCCACTTTTGGTTTTCCACTTTTGCTTCGTCCAGTTCTTTAAACTTTGTTGTGGTGATTTTAATGCCATGAATAAGTTATACCATTATCTTACACAATTGTCAAGAGAAAAATTAAAAGACCTATACCTATAGCAGCTATTAGTCCTATACCTGCGGCAATCTTTATGTTCTCCATCATTTCATTGTGCCGTTTTATTGCTTCACGTTTTGCTTGCAGCGCAGCTTCTTTTGCTTCTTGTATACGCTTGGTTCTAATATCTACAATACTTTGCCATGTACCGGGGCCAAACCTCATATCAACCAGTGTACGCATTTCATTAACTTGTTCTTGGGCAAGCCTTGCATCAATTACTTCTTGTGCAACAGATTGTATTCCAAACTGGTCGGCTATACCTGAACCAGATTTTTTAGCCCTTTGTTGCTGTACTTGCTTTTCGCCCTCAAGTAGATTGTCTACGTACTTTGCGATGTCGCCAATATCGTTGGCGGTATTGATGGTAGACTTAATACCATCTACGGCACTCTTCACCAGTGCAATACCCGCAAGGGCTTCTGCAATCATCTCTGTTCCTCATTGGTTGGTTGATAGTCATT